CAGGAGATTTTCCTTCAGATGTACCACTATTTACATTTATTGGTATAGCTAAGGATATTTGATTACCCTGATTGATTTCAATATCTACATTATAGATTCCATTTCCTTCAATTGAAAATGAATAATCTACTACTTTTCCAGCAACTAAATCATAACTTCCATTTGATTTTTCAATTGTTTTTTGAAGTGCTCTTAATGATTCTAAATCGGCTCTATAATATTTTGAAAAGTTTTTACAAAAAGATTCATATGCTGATAAATTGTTTGTCTTACCTTTTGGTATAAGTGCTTCCGTAATATTATTAAATTTACCTGGCTCATTCATTCTATTAATAGAACTATCACCATACTCAACTAATAAGTTCATACCAGGTTTACAAAAAAACAATTCAAACATTTCAAATTGCTTTAATGAAAAACATTTAACTTTTAATCTAGCAATTTTTAAAGTATTATTTGCACCATCAGTATCTATTTCCAATGATTCAATAATAGGAGTTGATATTCTTCGATTTATTTCACCTTCTACCTTTATAGGTTTGCCTGTAAAATCTATACCAACAATAGTTTCCGATGTTTGATAATTTAACGATATATCATTTTGATTTGAAATAATACAACCATTATATCCCTCACCTTCGTTTCCTAAAATTTTCTTCAATTCCTCTGTTCTTTCTTTTGAACTTTGTTTTTTAGCAGAAGATTTTACAACCTTAGCACCTGATACTAAAATTATAAATGGCATTCTTAATGAAAGAAGTTGTGGATTTTCTTCTCTCTTATTTAAAACTTTAACCGTCCATTCTTTAAGAGGAGATAAATACGGAAATCCCATAACTTTATTTATTTATTTTTTGTAAATCATTTAAGATTGTAGACACATCGGATGGTATTCTTAGTTGTATACCAGGTTCAATTGAAAGAGTAGCATCATTTAAATTATTAGCAGTTGCTATTATCCACCATAGTGTTGAATCGTTATAATACTTTTTTGATAATATATCCAATCTATCTCCTTGTTCTGAAATAATATAAAAATCGGTATCAGTAGCTTTTATTCTAGGATATATAGTTGATTCCAAATATTGCTTTTTGGTTTCTTTTGTTTTTAATATTTCACTATAAATGTATCTACTTGCCATTATTTCTTAGATTCTTTTGTTAATTCAATTTGAGCACTTTTAGATTTCTTTTCATCTAAAAATTCATATCCATCAAAATTATATTTATATTTTGTAACAGTTCCTTTATCTACTGAATGGTTTTCAATAATTTTCATTCCAAAACTAACATTCACAACCGTTGGATATAATCTATTATCTGCATCATCTTCCATATAAGGATTAAAGCTAGACCAACTGGTTGTATCATCTATACTAAATGAAAGAGATTCTACATATCCAAATACATCTTTGTATAATCCTTCTATACTTAAATTAATTAAATTAGGAGAAAATGCAATAGGAGTTGCGTTTGGAGAATTTTCATATTTGATTGTAGAAAGTTCTAAATCATATGGGAAAGCTAATGATTTTAAATAATTTAATTTTTTTATCATTATATCCCTTTCATCCATTGTAGTGTAATACAATTTCATATCAAATTTTAAACTCCTTTCAACGCCAGAATATCTATAAACATTAAATGGAGAACCAACGTATTTAAAATTAGTCCATTCAGGACTGATATCTTCGCTAATTCCACTAATTGAACCTGCAAATGGTATTATTTCATTTGTACCATATTTTTTAATGGTTATCCAAGTTTGATTAGCAAATTTATGATGCTTCAATTCAGTTTCATATACATCAGTCGATGGGAATGAATCCGTATTAAGTATTAAATCATTTCCTTCATCCCAAGTAGTATTATCGGCTGTTCTTTCTTTTAACTTACCTTCCTTATCCTTATACCATTTAGTAAATACTCTATCTTGCTTTTTAATATCAGTTGGACTTTTACCTTCGGAATATTTTGGTCCATAAAGTTCACTATTTTCTGAATTTTTTATAGAATCTTTTAATTTTTTTAAATCTTTTAATCCCTTCTTACTACCAAATTTATTTAAAGCACCTATTGCTAAATTAGCGGCTGTTCCAGCTACTGTTGAACCACCTTGTTGTATTTTTGCAAATATAGATGCCGGTGCTGGCGATTTTTTTATAAAATAATTTGAATCAGCTTCAATTGCATCCTGTAATCCTCTTCTCGTTTTACCTAAAGAAATTGGTTTTGAGAATGGTGTATTATTTTTAAATATAGTATCGGATGGTCTATTTGCAGAACCTTTAAGAGCTCCTCCTATTTGATTACCAATTAAATCAGCTAATGCATTTGGAGAAGATGTAAGTAGTGCAGCACCTCTTGGTGGGTTTATTAATCCTCTACTTTCAATAATGGCTTTACCACTAAGTCCATAAAGGTCTTTATTTTGTTTATTAAATAAATCTTTAATTGTTGCCATTTAGAATATACTATTATTTAGTATAAATATCTTTATTGAAAATTTATAAAATAATACTATTACTTATTGTTTTCGTCTCCCTTAGTATTTTCTTTATACTTTACATAAGATTGAGATAAAACCTTACCATCTAATGATAATCTAACTGCATTACCATTACCTTCGTAAGTTGCAGCAGTAAGTGCTTCTATATTTTTAGTTAAGTTAAGTATTGCTATTGTGTTTGCACTCATTATTTTTAAATCTTGTGATGTTGCTTGAGTAGCTAACATTGTTTTATGAGTTCTATCAACTACTCTCTCTAAGTTACCACTCATATAAGTTAACTTATTTTGCATCCATTTTTCAGATGCAGCTGCCGCAGTTGTTACGGATGTATTGCCAGGTGTAACAGCTGCTACTTGCGCAGGTGTTACACTACCTTTTCTTTTTGTAGCATCAGCTGCTATTTCATCTGAATCTTTTCCAAGTAATCCAAAAGTTAATCCATTTAATATACTACTACCGGCGTTTTTAAATTTATCACCAGTAGATGCATCTGCATCAGCTGTAAATCCTTTAAATCCATCGTATAGTGACATTGCAATTGCTAAAGGTGCCGCTACTTTACCTAATAATTTACCACCAATTTTTCCAACGTTTCCTAATTTACCAAGCATACCTGCTCCTTTACCTCCAACTTTAGCAATATCATCTACTGCTCCGGTTGGAACTGTTGGTGCTCCTTTACCCATTAATTTTTTACCAGCATATCCCAATCCTGCTCCAATTAATCCACCACCCAATGCAAATCCTCCTGTTTTTGCTGCTATTTCTGCATCTTTTTTTGCATTCTCTTGATTAAGTGCAACGGTAAGTTCATTTAGTCCACCGGTATTATTCATTAAAGCAGTTTGTTTAGCTTGCTCTAAATCTTTATTTATCAATGTATCAGCTAATTGAGTTTTAGCACTTATCATAGCTTGTGCCATTTGTAATCCTATTTCAGCAGAGGATTTGGCTGATAAAAATGTTTCATTACCTGCTTTTATATCACCACCTTTTAAATTAACATCTTTTCCTGTATTTTTATTTATCTTAGATAATGTAGTTAAATCCATTCCAGTAGCTTGTTGTAACATTTGCTGTTGGAACATATCCATATTAGAAGGGTCTAACCCTTGTGCTTTCAATGCTTTTAATGCTCCTTCGGTATCACCTGCTGCAAATGCAGAACGTACTTCTGAAAGGTCAACATTCTTACCTAACATTGCTGATAATTGCATTTCTGATTTGATACTATCTTTATAGTTCAATACCATACTTTGTCCAGCTTTAGCTATATCTCCAAAACTAACACCCATTGAACGAGCAAATGTTACTTGCTTTGCTAATGCTGAACCTGATTTGATTTGGTAACCTAACATGTCTTTAGATGATTCTGCCATTTCTGTCATTAACCCACCTAAATTAATATTAGCTTGCTTAGCCATTGTTCTCAATCCTTCTTGCATATTAAGAGCAGTTCCCTCACTCATCCCATCCAATCTTTGAAATGCTTCATTAATAGATGCTATATTTTCACCTGATTGTCCTGTTCTAGCTGCAATTATAGCCATATCTGCTCCAACTTTTGCAGATGGCATTTTACCAGTTGCATCCGATGCAGCAGTCATTGAACTAGCAATTTGGTCTGCACTTATACCTGCCATTGCTAATTGTGTTGCTCCATATCCAACTCCACCAATTGAACTACCAAATAATGCAGTTTTTGAAGCTGCTTGGAATGATGCCGCCATTTGTTGCATTTGGCCTCTCATTGCATTCATAGCTTTTTCAGCTACAAAATTTCTTCCACCAAACATACCCATTTCCAACTTTTGATTGGCCATGTCGATATCAGCTGTTAATCCGACTATTGTCTTATCATACTTAGCCATATCACCAACCTTATCACCAACAAGTCCCAAATTATATGCCATAGCACCTGCTGCTGCCCCCAATGCTCCTAATGCCAGTATTAATCCACCACCACCTTCGGTTGCAGATTTTACAACATCACCAAATTCTTTCATCATTGGGACTCCACTAAATTGGTCCATTGCAGCATCCATACCTTTTAGGGTATTTGAACTTTTTTGAGCTGCTGTATTGAAAGATTCCATTTCAGCTCTTGCTTCAGCTAATCTTTGTTTAAGAGCTGCTCCAGCTTCTGTGGTATCATCTATTTTATGGAATAAATCATCAAATTCTTTATACGATTGCTTAACTAATTCATTATATTCAGATTGACTTCTATTTCCTCTACCTTCTGCTAATACTGATTGAAATCCTTTGTACTTATTAGTAGCTTCAATAATATTATCAACTTGATGTTCTGATAAATCATTTTGAGATTGCAATGCTACTGATATACTTTCTACAGTATTTCTAACTGCATCATATTTTAATTCTAATGCATCTGTTAATTTATTATTTTTACCAGATTTACTTAATATACTTGTAAACGTATCATCTAAATCATCAAAATTATTTAAAATTTTAGTTTGAGATTTTAATTGAGCATCATATTCATCTCCAATTTCTTCAACTAACGTTTGTTGCTCTTTTAATATTTTTGAAAAACCACTATATTCTTTTACAATTTCTTTAGCGGCTTTTAATTGGTCTTGTGAATTTCTTTTTGCGGCTTGATTTAACGTATTCCATTCACGAATATACGCAGCTGCTTTTGCATACTCACCACTTTGTTCTCTAAGTGATTTGAGTTTATCTTGTTCTACCTTTAAATCAAATTGATTAAGTTTGGATTTAGCCATCGGTTAGATTATTTTAAACCGTATCTTTTTATTATATCTTCTGCATCTTTAGCTGCATCAGAATCACCTAAACCCATTTTTTGTAACATAGCTTGGTTACCCTTTACTAACTTACTAACATCAGAATCCCATCCGTGCCAAATATCAGCTAATTCAGGATCTTTTTTTCTTAATTTTTGAAGCCAATCACTTTCTTTATTATCAGCTTTAGCTTTTAAAAAGGTTTTGAATAGTTTATCCAATAAATTTATCTCCAATAATCTTTGTTTTGCCATAATTCTATTATATTACTATTATAAATATCATCTTCTTTTCGTTTTAGAAGAATTATTTGATTTAGTCTTTGCAGCTTCAATTGTTTCGTTTTCATCTTGCTTTGTTTTTAATAACTCTCTCCAATAAAATTCTCTCAATCTAGTAGGCATAAGATACAAATCATGCCAATTAAATCCACCATTGGCAAAATATATCATTTGAAAAATCTTCTGATGAAGGAGAATCGAATAGTTAGTCGGCAGGGTAAAAAAAGTCAACCCCAAAAGGGATTCGGAGAGCCTCCTCCTCACCGGTAAACGGAGAAACATAATTAAATGTCAAATCCAAATCAGGAGTCATAGCTGACATATACTTTCTAAGTGCTTTAGAATCTCCTGCTAATAATCTATTCGTTACAAAGTTACTAATATAACCAAAATCTCTATTACCATCTACTTCGATAATGATTCTTCTATATCTAGCCGTAATTTCGTTACTTTGTTTTAATGTTTTTTCACTAGCTTCAATATCTTTGTTAATAGCTAATTCATCACCATGTGTAAGTAATTTGAATTTAATTTGTGCTTTAGAAACAGGAAGAGAAAACTCAAATTCATTTTTTCTATTTAATTTTGATTCATCTACTTCTTTTATATTGATTTTAGATAAATCAACTTTAACTTGAACAGCTTCTTTTTCGGATGGGTCTGTTACAGTCACATCATACTCAGGTCCAAACGCTAATATACGAGATGTTACTAAAATGGCATTTTTATCACCAATTAATAAATCTTTTACATCTACACCTTGTTCTACTACAACTGATTCTAATAGTTTATCTAAATGTAATCCTTTACGAATTAAATTAGTAGAAGTAAGAATATCTTCTTCTTTAGCTGTCATTAATTTAATTGTAATTTCTCCTTTTGCTAATGGACTACCTTCTGGATAACATAATCCTTTTGATGGTAAGCTAATAGCTTCTGTTGGAAACGGATAGCTTTTTTGTGCATTTTGAGAACTTAATCCTCTTGTAACTTGTTGTTCTAATTTTTCTTCCATAATAACTTAATGTTTGTATATAAATATATATAAATAAAAAAAGGAGAACATTTCTGTCCTCCTTTTCTAAACTATCCAAAAAATATCATTGGGATTAGTTATCCCACGACTCAAAACCTCTCTCTACCAACAGAGGGATTGCCTCTGTGTAACGTTCCTCACTCACCACACCATGCCAAAAGGTGTAATCCCAATTGACCTTATGGGGGTCATTACTCCCATTAAACTCCGCCATTGTGATTAACAAATCACAATACTCAACAACACTCATCAAAACAATTTCTTCATTATTCATATCTCTATCATTTATTACATAGTAAAGATACGCAATTTTACGTCAAAAGTCAAGCTTTTTCTTAATTATTTTTGAAATTTGGAATCATTCTAAATAAGACATAAAAAAGGGATATATTTCTATACCCCCTTTTAGTTATTTTAAAGTTTACAATTAGAGATTAGTACTCAAGAATTGCGTAGTCAAATGTTAAAGTTAAAGATATTGAAAGTGGGTCATTTGAAGCCCAATCTAATTCACCGAAGTTTGCTGAAGAAATGAATGCTCCTTTAAGAGTCCATTGTTCAACTTTATCACCTACTGGTCCTAATAAGTAGAATGTTACATCTTTCTTATAGAAAGCTGCGTATCCATCTCTACCTGTTAATGATTCGTGTGATTGTCTTACCCATTCCATCACTTGCTGTGCTCCTGAAGGAACGATTGGGTCATAAAGAGTAATTTCTAAATCATCCCAATTGGATTTTCCTTTAATCTTTCTCTTTACGTTTATATGGTCTAGCTCAACTATCTCCGAAGTGAAAGTTGGTCTTGCTGCGGTTTTTATCATATATGATTCTATACCATCGATTTCCATAATAAATCGGTTACCCAATTTTGGTTCGAAATTCGTATAAAACATTTTGTCAAACTCTAATACTTCTGGCATCTTTTTGTCTATT